AGTTGTATAGGCCTTTCTAGCCATTTGACTAATTTGTATATTTTGAAAAAATGGAACAGTTTGTCCATTATTTAAACCATAACTATATTGATTAGCTCCTGCACCTTTATAGGTACTGTCTCCGGCCCCTGCTTTATTAAATGCGCCCGGTGTCTCTTTATAATTACCATCTGAAAAGTTGTATCTGTAGTATGCTTCTAGTAATGCTGTAGTAACACCGTAATTATCATCATGAAATGTAATAGTTACCGGATTATACTTAATGGCTGTTTGTACATTCTTTTTTCTATTATATTTGTTTTTAGTTTCAATATCTGCACTAAACTTTGGAAGCTCTGCACTTTTAACAAGCATGCCAATTTCTAATTCGTGTTTAGCTTTTAAATCAGGCAATACACTTGCTGCAAGTGGATCCATTTGGAAAAAGCAATGGTATAGAAATTTTGTATGGGGTGCTAATTTTTGATTTTCTGTTACAAATAATTTACTTGCATGAGAGTAATCGCCTAAATTACCTTTAGGACTTAACGCTCCATTTGCTACACTATCTAAAAACCCGTTAAATGCGGATGCCATATTGTTTCTCCTATATTAATATTTATCCTTTTAAATTAACTGGGTAGATAATTTATCCGTAAAAAAAGGCCGCATAAAGCGACCTTTTAGTATTAATTAAATTAAAGTTTAGACGCCGCCGCCTGTAACAAGTGTATTTATTGTACGTCCAATTGCTGTACCAACACCAGTACCTTGTGGTGACTGTATTGCATTATCATATTGGATTTCAAGTGTTACTCTCATTGGCTCGTTATTTGCATATGCTAATTCGTTATAGTTAGCATTAGTTACAAAGCAACCATACAATTCAAACGTTTCTAGTACGTTTGGTACGTTTGCTCCATTACCACCATCTAGAATTTCAATTCTAGCTGTAAACTTATAATCTTGTCCTGACGCTGCACTTGACTGTTCATAAAAATCAAACTGCTTCTGAAGTTGTTCGCCAACAAGTTTCTGTACATTGTTATTAACATCTTCACGTAAGTTAATTGTGATTGGTGACCATGTATGCTTACCTGCTAGATACGCCTTGGAGTTATATACATCAATTGTGATTGGTTCAAAAGCAACTGTTGGTCTTGTTACGTCTACTACCTGTTTAGTTAACTCTGTAGTAGGTGTAGTTACACCAAAATTTTCTAAAGAAACTCTAAAGCGATATTGCAGTTTTGGCATTAACAAACCCTGGTTGCTTGCGGAATCTCCACTTGCTAACGGGACTGTAATTTTTGATAGTGTTGAAATAGACATTTAGTTTGCTCCTGTTGTAATTATATTTATCATATTAGAGTCCTGCAATTTCACCAGTGTTTTTCAAGCGTAATGGAATGTAAATAAATTCAACTGCTTTCACTGGTTCAATAGCTATATCTAAGTAAAGTTCATTACGGTCAATTCTACTTGGTGTATTATTTGATTCATCACAAACTACTAAGAAGTCATATAGTGCTCGTTGTCCTACTAATTCTAGTAGTAAACTTTCTGCAGCTCCTTTAATCTCATCTCGCGTAATTTTATCATTTGGTTCAAATATATAAGGTTTAGCTAGTTTGTTTAATTGACTACGTAAGTAAATAACCAAACGTGCTACGTTAATACGATCTAATGCACTTGTACCTCTTGCTCTTGTTTTTTGTCCATAAGCAACAAGACCTGCACCTGTAATAAATGTAATTGGATTAATGTTCTGTGCATACAATATATCACGCTGTCCTTCATTTAATGATACTACGTTAAATTCGCCTTCTGCGTCAACATATCCTGTTGATGTAGCATTAGTAATACCACCACGTCTAATACCTGCTGGTGCAAACCATGGATAGCTAACTTGATCGCTTAGTGCCATTGTTCTTAGCATCATATGACTTGGAGGAACAATTACATTGTTTCCTGCATTATCACTAGTGAATCCCCATGGATAAAACATTCCCATATATTCATCTCTACTTACTAGACCGTCTGCATTGTCTTCTGGTGCTAGTGCGGCATTAGTTCCCCATGCTTGAAGATCAGTTCCACTTGCACTTAATGTTGCTGGACTATCTCCTAAAATAAATGCACTAAGGCCTCTATCATAGTTTAAGCTAATCATTTCGCCAATTAGTTCTGGATATCCTGGTGATGCCATTAAGTTAAATAGTCTTGACTCATCATCTCTAATATCAGAATTGCCGTTAACTAATGATTGTAAAGATTGTACAATAACTTTGCGTTGTGCCTTAGCACCAAAGCTACCTGAACCATCTGCTTGATTTCCGGATTCTGTTACCCAACGGTGTGGATAATAAAGTTCCATATTTACGTCATTCATTCTAGCATTGTCGCCATTAACATCAATCCAGTTACGTTCAAAACGCTTAACGTTAAATCCGCTTCTGCGTAGATTCCATAGTAACATACCTTTTGGATATAGTGAAGGATCTGGAGCATCTGGATCTAAATAATTGCTCTCTAACAATTCGTCAATTTCACCTGCTGTTGATAATGCTCCGGTTGTTGCCCAACGAGCATCGCCAAATAATACACCATTTTCTGTAGTTTGATCAGCTGCATCACGCAACTCCCATCTATTAGCAATTGGTGTGTTTAATTTGTTTGCATTAAATACATAAATTTGTGGATAACTTGAAATAGTAGCTGTACTAATCCATATATCACCATTCTTAAGTGCAGTACCGTCGCTCTGTAATAATGGAGTGCTTGCTGCAACAATTGGTCCTGCTGGATCAGTTTGTTCTGCTTCGTCTGCACTATAATAAGGACTTGTTGAATCTAAGTAACCAACCCAAGTAGCGCCATTATGAATCATCATATCAACTTCGTCAACAACAGAGTTATACCATAATCTTCCTTGTACTGTTAGTGCAGTAACCTCGTCATCACTTGCTGTGTATACTAGTGGTTTCCACTGGCTTGCTTGTAGTTGTAACGGACTTGTGTCTCCGTCTGTGCCTGAAACATAGTATAAGTTTGGAGTTCCGCTTGTAGTACTAACATATGCTGCAAATCCAGCTTCTGTTAATACACCACTTGTATCTACAAATTTTATGTCACCAAACTGTGAATGTGTAATAGTAACTCTATTTGCACTATCAACATCTGCTGTAACGTTTTCAATATTAGCACTTGTAATTGCTGCTGCAATTGTGTCTGCATCAGTAATAGTACCGTTAGTTACTGCTGAAACTGTAACTGCCGCATTTAATACAGATTTTCCTGCATCTGATGACGCTACTGTAAATGTACGTGTTCCTGCTGTAATAGTTGCTGCTAAAATCTTTTTACTCATTACTGATGTAACTACTGCTGCATTTCTTCTAAATAACTTAAATGTTCCTAACGGTTGGGCATCGCCTGCAACGTTAGTTTGTACATATAAGTCACCAGCTGCAAGACCTGCGCCGCCGCCTGTTCTATCTAATTGATAAAGGGCTTGTTCATTTGATTCGTAAATTGGAGCTGCAACGGCATCCCATAATAATGTTGCTGCGTTCCATGATTTAACTCTTATTCTTGCTCCTAAGTTAGCTTCAGTAGTTTTAAACCAAACACTTCCTGTTGGACGAGTATATGTATCTGAAGTTTTCCATTCTGGAATAGATGTATGTGTTGAAATTTGTAATGCTGGTGGATAATATGTTCCTACAGAAATTCCTAACAATGTTAGTGTAGCACTGTCGCCACCAATAAGAATTGGTCCGCCATATGTTGAATCATCTGCTCCTGAAGAGTTACCATCACTATAAATTTCTAATTTACTGTTTACTACTGCTGCAAGAATTCCTGGAATTGATAATCCGTTAATTGTTGCTGTAATAGTTGTAACCGTATCTGAACTAGTAATAGCAATTGAAACACCATTAATTGTAATAGCTGTAGAACTAACAAATGTTGGGTTAGCTTTTGAACCTTGCACTGTAGGCCAGCTCTTAATCCAATCTTCAGATCCTAACTGTACCCATGTGCCTGGAGTTACGCCTGGAGCACTTCCTGGTGTTTTATACCATATAGTATTAAGTGTTGTAAGAGAGACAATTGCATAATCACCTATTGTACCATATGAGGTCTTTGGCGCCCCTGGGGATTCTAAAGAACCAGTAACATATGCAACACTTGTAATTACACTTGGTATCTTATTAGTAAAACTTTGGCCGCCAGTTACTGTAACTGCTGCAGCATTCCAAATTTGGATTCCATATTTTGAAATTGATGTATCAAGCCAGTATGTTCCAGATGCTGGATCAGCTGCCGGAGCAGTTGCTGAAGGTTTAAGTTGATTAGTATCAACTGATGCTCTAGTTACCCAAGCTGCATTACTAACACCTAAGTATGAGTATGCTGCCTGTAATCCATATTCGTTAAGTTCGCCTGCATGTACTGGATTGTTACTTGCGTCTGTTTCAAAAATTGGATCGCCAAATGTATCGGCTAAATCTCGTTGTGAAGTTAGCAAGAAAGGTTTACCTGCGTTTGCTAATGTTGTTCCTATTGCTGTACCTGTGCCAGATGCGTTTGTTTTATCTTGAGCACTTACAACAAATACCATAGGGGTTGTACCTGGTTCAGCTGGAGTATAAAAACTCTCGTCTATTACGCTAACCTGTACGCCGGGTGATACTAATGCCATTTTATTGTCTCCTGTTGGAATAAGTTATTCTCTACTTGTATTTATATTATTTAAATAAAAACCTGGTGTAAGACCGTATGATAAAGGGGCGGTAAAGGGTAGGTAAATACAATATGAGACCTTTATGTATATGCGGCCAGCGGCCAGCGGCAATAAATTACAAGAAAAACGATAAAACGTTTTATCGACGCAAGTGCGAAACCTGTACTAAACACGGTGGAGTAGCACACGGTATTCCTAAATGGAAACGTGTAGGATACGAGAAGAAAGACTATTGTGAGAAGTGTAACTTTAAAAGTAATCATCGAGAACAGTTTAATGTTTTTCATATAGACGGTTCGTTAGATAACTGTCAGTTTAATAATTTAAAGACAGTGTGTGCTAACTGTCAACGTATTATGCAAAAAGAGGGAGTTCGTTGGAAACAAGGTGATCTTTTACCTGATTTCTAAGTTCAGTTATAGTTTTGTTATTCTCTAAAATATATGTAAATTTAGTGTTTGCCCACGCCCATTCGCTAGGGTGTACTTCTTTAGGTTCTACACCTAATGTTTGATATTCGCTAAACCAGTCTGGATCTTCACCTCTTTTGATACGCCAAACTTGTCCGTTTATTCCGTATATCATTTTAGCTTCGTTAGGAAATCGTACATCTGGAATAACAAAATTCTGCATTGGATTATCTAATATTTTCTTTTTGGTTAAACTAACCCATATACCGTCATAAAATCCATTACGCATACATTCAGTACCAAATAGTTGTAATACTAATCTTGGAGTTATTTCTTTACCTGTTTCGTTAGACCAATATTCATCTATTTCTTCTCGCCATTGCCTACTTTGATCTGTTTTACCATCTAATAGACTTCGGTCCCAATCAAACATAGTTGCTACACTATCTTTTAATTTATCTGCAAAACTAAGTTTTTGAAAGTTATGTCGTTTAATTAAATAATCTGCAATAGTGTCTTTGCCACTGCCTATTAGGCCGCATATGCCAATAATCATATTAGGTTACCTTTACTGTATATAATAACTATTATACAATAAAAATATTAAGAAGTCAAGTATTTTTTAGCCAATTACAAAACTATAACCAACGCCGCCGGCCATTTGAGTTGCTACTTCAGTCTCTAATTTTTCCATTTCAGCTTGAGCTTCACCTTTTAAAGTATCACCGTTTAGCTGACTGCCACCTTGTGGACCAGCAATTGTAGCAAACTTTGAACGAGCCTCGCCAAGCATATATTTACAAACGGCAAGCGTATAATCTTTAATCCATTGTGACGTTAAATAATCTCTAAGCAATTCACTATCTGGTCTATAATTATAACACATTAATAGAAGATCTTCTTCTGCCCGAGGACGTTGTAATAACGTAAGTTTTTTGTTTACAGTATTCCATTTAAATTCTATGAATGATCCAAACATACGTCCAACCATTTCCTGGTGACCTGCAAATAGTTCGTAAGTTGATAATCCGCCCATGCTCGAACTTGATAGTAAGTATGTATTCGTATACGCTAGGTTAAACGGTTCAAAAATAGAGCCACCTTCGCCGCCTCCACTTCTAGAACCAACCGAGCGCCTGTGTATTTTTCTTACTTCAACTACTTCATCCGGAAGTGTATATTCGTTTTGATCAACTACTGTTGGCAAAAACACATATGATTCTTCAACTGAATTATCAGATCTTTGTCTAAGTTTTGAAAGTGCTTTTTTTAATGCTGTTTCGTAGTGAATTGGGTCTAATTCAACATCAACCATGCCTCCACCCAGCAGTGTATTTACATAATCAAATACTTCTTGTCTTTGTGTTTGTAGATTTGCCATAAAGTTCTCCTCGTAGTATTTATCGTTCCGATAAATACTTGTATGCCGAGACTTAGTTTATATAAACCCGAACGTGGTAAAGATTTTGAATTCCTAGATAGACAAATTCTAGAAATGTTCACTATTGGTGGTACTGACTTATTTGTTCACAAATACCTTGGTCCTGATAACCCCGATGAAGCAGATGCAACTGCTGATCAGCCTCGTTACGATGCTGTTAAAGAAACAAACATACAAGATTTACTATTTTTAGAAAATAGAGATCGTAAGTATGATCCAGACGTGTATACTATGCGAGGTGTATACAATGTTCAAGATGTAGATTTTGATCTTAGTCAATTTGGACTGTTTTTACAAAATGACACACTAATGCTTACTATTCATATTAACAGTAGTGTAAAATCATTGGGAAGAAAAATTATGTCTGGAGATGTTATTGAATTACCTCATTTAAAAGACGAATACGCCTTAAATGATTATGCAGTAGCACTTAAAAGATTTTATGTAGTTGAAGATGTTAATCGTGCAAGTGAAGGATTTACCCAAACGTGGTATCCGCACTTATATAGATTAAAACTTAAACAGATAGTTGATAGTCAAGAGTTTAAAGAAATCCTAGATTTACCAGCTGAAGA